ACGATATCGTACCGACCCTGGGAGATCACGTTCTTGCCGCCCTGGTTAAACGTCACGAACTTGTCCGCGCCGGTTTGGTCGTCGGTGATCCGGATGACCTTCTCGTACGTCCAATACTGCCGCATCATGGAAAGCATCAACTCCCCCATGCGGCGCTTCGTCAGCCTGAGATTGTCGAAGGGCTCCGTGTTGACCGTCGCTCCCTGCCGCTGGCGGGCTTCGATCGCAATCCCCGATCGCGCGTTCGTCTGCTGGCCCATCTGTTCTTCAACGGCGCCGGAAACCTCCTGCAGCTCCCTCTTCGCCTCCTGCATGATCTTGAAATGCTCCGCGGCGACAACGACATCCTGCTGGAACTGGAAGCGCTTCATGTTCAACACGCCCGGGTTCAACTCGATCCACGCATCCGGCCGGCTGATCTCCTTCTTCGCCTCGAGCGGGCTCTTGAAGGCCCCCGACTCGAAAAACACCCTGCGGGTGGTGATGACGTGCGAATACTGGCTCCGGTTTTTGTTGATCTCCCGCTGCGGATCCTTCATGTTCCGCACCATGCCGTACGGCTGGCCGTCCTCGTCCATGTAGCAAATGAACGGTATCAGCGGAAAATGATCGTGCTCGTAGATCGTCGGCTTCTCTTCCTCGAGAATCACGTCTCCCGAGAAAATGACGCACCACATCTTTTGAACGGGGACCTTGCTGATCCGGATGACGTTCGAATTCGCAACAAGCAACGGATCCGCTTGAAGCTTCTCCGCGGAAATTTCCTCCACGTGCCCGTCCTTGAATTTGAGGAAGATCCCAAGCTGCATTTTCTTGAAGTACATCTTCACCAGGCGAACACGTTCGCGCGTGGTGTCGCAGAACTGGACCGGGCTTCCGGATTTGTACTGATCGGGCAATTCCCGGCTGTGCTGCGACGCCTCGCCCTTCTCTCCCCTGGCGTCCTCCATCATGGACGTCAGGAGATCCTTCTTGTCCGGCCAGGTCTGTTGCGCGATGTCGAGATCGACCCATCGGTCCTCGAACATGTACCTGGCATCGTCGAAAAGGACTCCGCGCGCGTACGGATCCCAGCCGATCTTGCGCCAGTCCTTGTAAGCGATCTCGATCTCTTCCTCGCGGGGATCGTCGTTCAGGCAAATCTCGATCCAGCCGATGCCGGCCTTCAATCCGTCGAAGAAAATATCCGAAACCTTGTGGTCGGAGTTGTTCTGATCCTGGATATATTTGAAGCCAGAAGTAATTGCATCAGCCGTGCCACCGTCAAGCTGGCCGCGAGGCTTCGCGTCGATATCCGTACGGCTACGGATCTCGATTCCCTTCTGCAAATCAATCGTCGGCTTGATCCGGTTGATGGAAAAATGCGGCCGGCCTTCCGCCTCGAGAACGACGATATCCTTCTGGTCCCACTGGCCCTTGCCGCCGTGGTAGAACCGGGAATCCTCTACGGACTCATCGCGCCAATCCGAAGAAACGCTCCTGGCCTCGTTGTACCACCGCTTGTAGGTGGCGATTTCAGGCTTCGGAGCGGCCGATTCACCCTTCGGAGTCGCTACCATCTGCGCTTCGTCGTAAACGGCCATCAGACCCCCATCCAACTGCGGCGCTCGGGTTTATTTCCGTATCGCGCGGCCTTCTTCCTGGCCTCTGCATCTTCCTCGGCCATTCCGAAAAACATGTCCTTCAATACCTGGGAAAACAAATAGGCGAGCATGTTGATCCCGTCGTCGTGCCAGACGGGGAAATTCCGCATCTCCATCTTGATCCGCTCGATGAAATTCGAAGGACATGCCGTGGAGTAGAACAACTTCGAATTGTTCAACGGCCACGACAGCGCGGACTCAATCATCTTCTTCTTCCAGCCGCCACCTTTGGATCCCTGGCCCAGCGGATGCAGAAGAACGCCGTTCCCGCCTTTGTCGAACGAAACAAACCGGCCAACAGCCTGCAGGGCCTTCTGTACGTGGGAATGAGTCGAGGAAAGGCCGATCTTCTCCACGCCGATCTTCTGGATCATGCCGGCTTTCAAATACATCCGGACGATCTGGTCGATCGCCTCGCTCTCCGACGCCGGCGAGATCCAGACGTCCTCCAAAAACACCTTGCTCTGGCCGATGTCGTCGGTGAAAGGCTCCACGGCCACGACGCCAACCGCCCAGGAATCCAACGCCGCGCCCGACCGGACCTTCGCCGTCGCAAGGTCGCCGGCCTGGTCGACCAACATGAACCGATACGCCTCCCGGGGAATCATCCGACGCTCGATCGGTAGGAAAAAATCGGGGTTCAACTTCATATCCGCCAGCGGCGAAGGATCCAAAAGCTGCTGGCAGTTGAAAGTCCGGGTCAATCGCAAATCGTTCCACCGCTCCTGCGACACGAACACCGGCGTTCCGGTCGCCGTGCCGTCGTCACTCCCGGGCTTGAATCGGTAGTGGTACCGCGGCGAACCCTCCGGCGTGGTGATCCCCTTGATATACGTCAGAGGATCCGCATGGTGGTAATACGTGCCGATTACCCGATGATGGCCGCCCTCCATGCCAAGGTTCTGGCTCGAGTCGAATTTCGTCTTGACCTTCTCCATCATGTCGACGGAATCAGCCATGTCCTCCGTTGAAATGTCGTCGTACACCCGGCGCTCAAGGTGAAAGCCAGTCGGCATCCCCTCCGTCAACCCCCACGCGCTGATGTTGGGCTCTTTGCGCGTCGACCCCCGCCGAAGAATCAACCCCTCGTCCAACGACCACAGCGGCGCCTCTTTCTCGCAGTTCGCGTACACGATGTCGGGGAAACAAATATGCAAAACCTCTTCGTTCTGGAAAACGGTCTTGATGCTGCCAAGAAATTTTTTCGCCACAGGCCGGACGTAGGAAAAAATGCCGGTCGCATGATCTGGATTCTTGAGGGTGTACTGAATCGTCTCCGCGATCGTGATGATCGTGCTCTTGAAATGCTCCCGAGCCCAAACGTCCAATGTGAAATCCGCGGGGCCGTCCTCTACCTCACGACATGCCTGGACGACAAACGGACAATTCGCAATCGGGATTTTCAGGACGAAATAAACGATGAAAAAAAGATCGTTCAAAATCAACTTCCGGAAGGTGTCGCGCCCGAATTTCTGGCCCTCTTCCCCCGTGCCCGCCTCGGCAATCGCCTTCGCAACTTTTCGGTAATCAAATTTATACGGGCAATCGGGCCGCCACTCGAACTCCTGCCCGTTGAGCTCGATCACTTCATGCCCTTCGACATCTTCTTCATCGCCGATCGCCGCCGTCCGGGAGTCCAGCCGTGCTCCACGGCGTTCAACAGCCGCTTCTGAGCCATCGCCTTCTGAAAAGTCGTGTGCTTGGCGTGAACCATCTTCGGCGTCGATACCTTGTAATTCCCATCAGCGTGTTCGATCTTCACGGGCATGACATCACCACTTGAAAACCTTGGGGTCGTTCGGATCTATCGGCTTCGGAGAAGGCAACGAGGGCGACGGCGACTGGCGGGGAGAGGCTTTCTTCTTCTTCGCCCCATCAGGGTCCATGGCATCGATCAATCGCCGGTAGGCTCCCGAGTTGCGATAAAGAAAATTCCCGGCGGGGTCGGCCATCTCAATGCTCCGTGAAATCCGGGATCGATAGGAACGGAAAAAGGGCTATGTGAAATGAAATTTTTTCCAGGATGAACCGCTGCAGGGCCGGGTCCCCTTCGTCCAAAATCTTAAAAAATTGCGCCGGCATGGACGCGGATCTTATTTGATACGAGTCGGGTCTGGCTTGGGTCCTACCCCCCCCGGTCGGACCCTGCGGCGCGAACGATTGGATGTTCCCACAGCCTGGCGGTGAGTTGCTATTTGACATAATAGCCCTTATTGGACATTGGCATCCTTGAATTCATTTAGGTTTTCGTCTCCTGTCTGTTTCCCATCGTCCGGAACACAACAGGTAGTGTCCACGGGGGCGCCCAGGGGCTCCGGCTGAGGATCGGGGAGGAAGATGTTGAGGTTCACGTTGGCGAACGAGAAGCTGGCCGGCGAGTGCTCCTGGCGAACGGGCCACCGACGGTCGGCCACCACCTTGACCGCTGCCATGACGTCAGAACCCTTCACTGTCCGGAGCTTTGCCCCTTTGTTGAGGAAGTGCTCCACCACCGCCACGGACTTTTCGGCGAGGCGGGGGGACATGAGGCTGGATTTCAGATCGTCGGCGTCCGGGGCCCGTGTGCATATCCTGGCCTTGACGCGCTGGACGGTGGAGGGGCTGACGTAGAGGGCGGCTGCTATCTTCCGGATCGACGTCCCCTGCAGCAGCATGGCTTTGATGGTGAGGTCAGAGGCTTGTGCAATGGGGCTCCTGCGCTTTCGCTTGCCCGGGGCGTAAGATTGTGCCGAGGAAGGTGCAGCCCTGGCCGGTGTCTCATCCTGCCGTGTCGATGCAACATTCTGTCCCATATTTCGATGGTGTACCAAATTGGTTATACCCTGTCAAGTGATATTCTACATTCGCTTTCGTGAATATCTCAAAAATGGAGTTATATAGTTATTATTGTGGAATTAGTGTGGAATTGTGGTGCAAAGATTGTGGAGTAATATTTATTTTCATATCTAACTGCATGACATCATTCCATTAAGTTATACACAGGGGTTTATCCCCAGTTTTTGGCACGAATCTTCCCCCTTATAGGGTAGGAGAACAAATTCAGGGAGTGGTGCTATCCCACAGGGGGTGAAGTGATGGTGACGTTCTTTCGGGATCATCCACACAAGGGCCAGCGGCTTGCCGTAAGTGCTGGATGGAGTGCCGATCGTGGGTGGTATCGCCTCACGGTCACCTGGTATGCCGCCGCCCTCAATCCGCTGCCGCCGCTTATCCAACGCTACACCGGAGCCGAGGCCGGGCTTTACGCCGCTTCCCTATTCGGTTCGCGGTACGACTGTATCTGACCATTTCGGGGGGCGCGCATCCGACACGCGCAGGGGGAGATTGATATGCCGACGATCACCGAGGAACAGCGGGAGAAGTCCAGGGAGTACAAGGAGCTTCATCCGGCGTCGATATGCGCCTGTGGGCATACCGGGGACGGAATGAATTCACACCACGGGGCGGGGCCGATTTCCCCTGGGCATGGCCCATGTCGTGTCGAGGGCTGCAGCTGTGGGCAGTTCCGGTGGGAGCGGTTCCGGGTGCCGTACATGAAAATCGCGGGGATGAAGTGATGGAGGGGAACAGAACGCTAAGGGCTGGTCGGTTTGGATTCAGGGAGACGCCGCCCGAGGCGCCGCCTGTAGCGCGCGCATCGAGGATGCCGCTCCATTGTACCTACTGTGGGCGCCTTACGAGCACCTGGACCGCCTGTGACGCTTGCGGGGGGGTCTATTGCCCGACCTGCGCCGCCAGATCGGACCCGTGGGGCAACAACTGCCCGGATCCGGGCTGCAATCTCCATCCAATTTACGAGGGGGGGTATCCAGTATGAGCGGCTTGCGTTCTCCGTCCCGTGTCGTGTCCGATCCGCTGCCGTCTGCCGGTCCTTGCCGGGACTGTGGGACCACCAAGCGGGGCCGAACACTGTACCGGACTCCTTCCGGCTCTGAACGGATGTACCTGTGCGACGAGTGCCGGAGTGCAATCTCGCTCGACGCTTTCGCCTGTGGTGAAGAGGACAGCTTGGCGCCGGTGTTCAAATGACTTGGGCCCGCTGGATCCTGCGAGCCGTGCTGATGGGGTTGTTCTGGTTGTGCGTGGTGCTGTGGTTCTGTGTTTCGTCCGGCTGCACTCACGCGCAAGTGGGATGTCACCCCGGACAGCATGAGTGCCGGACG